GGATAGCCTTGACAGCGCCATTGATCTTGTCTTTGATTTTGACCCAGGCTTCATCAACGAACTTTCGAAAGTCCTCGTTCTTGTTGTAGAGAGCGATCAGACCGGCCACCAAGCCGGCAATTGCCGCGATCGTGAGGCCAACCGGGCCAGTCAGCGCGGCCAGCGCTCCGCCGAGTCCGGACGTTGCGCCAGCTGCTCCGCCGGCAAGCGGAAGCAAAGCTCCGATCCCGGAAACCAGTCCGCCTATACCGGACACAATCGGCCCCAGCACCATCAATATCGGGCCCAGCGCGGCCGCAAAGCCGACGATCCCGATGATCACCTTCTGAGTGCCTTCATCGAGGTCCGCGAACCAGCGGGCGGCGTCGGCCAGCATGTCGACGATCGGCTTCGCAGCGTCCAGCATGTCCATCAACGCCGGAATCAGCGCCTCGCCGAGCGTAATGGCGATGTCCTGTAACTTGTTCTGGAACATCTGAAATTGCGACTCGGACGTGGAGTATCGCTGCTCGACTTCTTTTTGGAGGGCTACGTTTTCCTCCCATGCCTCTGTCGCCGTGGAGAGCGCATCGTGCAGCGTATCATTCGCACCGGCGAGGCGCAAGAGCGTGTCCGACTCGCGAATGCCGGTGATGCCGAGGTCCGAGAGGATAACCGTCAGGTTTTCGCCAGCGGCGCTGGACGCGGCCAGACCGTCGATAAATGCCTGGATCGCGGCCGCCGGATCGGACTGAAATGCCCTCGCAAAATCCTCCGCCGACATCCGGGCGATGGATGCAAACTTGTCCAGGTCTTCGCCGGCCAGCGAGACCGCCGTCTGCATCCGCTTGAGCACGGTACTCATCGCCGTACCGCCAGCCTCCGCCTCAATGCCGACCGACGACATGGCGGCCGCCAGCGCCATGATTTGTGCCTCGGTGAGTCCGATCTGTGCACCCTGACCGGCGAGCCGCATGCCCATGTTGACGATTTCGGCCTCAGTCGTGGCGAAGTTGTTTCCGAGCGCGACTACCGTGCTGCCGAGTCGGTCAAAGTCCTTCTGGTTCATGCCGACGATGTTCGCAAACCGGGCGAACTGCGTCGCACCTTCCTCGGCCGTCAGGTTTGTCGCCTCACCAAGGCCTATCATCGTCTCGGTAAATTTAAGGATGTTGTCCGTTTCAATGCCCAACTGGCCGGCCGCTTCCGCAACGGCTGCGATGTCGGTAGCAGATGCTGGCATGCGTTTGGACATATCACGGATGCCTTGCTCCAGCTGCGCAAACTGCTCCTCGGTTGCGTCCACCGTCTTGCGAACGCCGGCGAAAGCCGATTCAAACTCAACAGCAGCCTTACCTGCGACCGTGCCAAGCCCGACGATCGGTGCCGTCACACCGATGGAGAGCTTCTTACCAGCGTCAGTCATTTTCTCGCCGGCGGACTTGAGCTTGTCACCGGCCTTCTGCATTTTCTCGCCAAACGACTCGACTGCCGGCTCCATGTCTTTGAGTTGCTTTTCGAGCTTTTCGAGCTCGAGACGTGTTTTCTCCGTCTCACGCTGGAAAGCCCGATATTGCCCCTCGCTGATCTCGCCGCGCTGGAATTGCTCATTGACTTGCTCTTGCACAGAGCGCAGCCTGTCCAGCTTCTCGCGGGCATTTTCGATCGCGTCAGCAAGCAGCTTCTGCTTCTGCGCGAGCAATTCTGTATTTGAAGGGTCGAGCTTGAGCAAGCGCTCGACCTGCTTGAGTTCGGATTGGATGTCTTTGGATCGCTTATTGACGTCCGAGAGGGCTTTCGACAGCCCCGTTGTGTCGGCACCAATGACGACGTTGATACCACGGATACTTTCTGCCATCTACTCGCCCTCCCTCACATGCGATAAAATGCGTCAATGTCTTCCTGCGTCGCCTCGCGCGGCTTGTCAGGATCGTCGCCCATGTAGGCGTACACCAGATCAAAAAAATCCTGCATAGTCAGCAAGTCGAGCTCAGTCATACTGAGCCCGATTCGCCGTGCCAATGCCAGGATATTGATGTCCGTGCGGTCGACACGGTTCGGCGTGTCACCTTTGGGCCGCCGGTGCCACGGTTTTGTTTCGACGAAAAAAGATTTTCGTCGCCTCTTCCATTACTGCCGTCATCAACTCTGGATCAAAAATGTCAATATCCTCGTGCTCTTCGATCCAGCGGGTGAATGACGGGAACTGCCCGCCCACGCCGGCAGCCGTCCGCGCCAGCGTCCACACCAGCCGAAGGATCGCCACCGAGTCCAGTCGGCTGAAATCGAGTTTGGACGGATCGACTTCGCCGCCACTGAGCGCCTGAAACCCGGCCAGCCCCGTCAGCATCCCGACCATATCGCCGAGAAAATCCCGGCCAAACTCCTGTTGGTAATGCAAGAGGCTCAGGGCCGATCCTCTGAGCCTCAGCGTCTTGTCGCCGATCATGATTTCTCGCATGTTACACCTCCGGCGTGAACGTCGGCACGTACACGGACGAGAAGAAGGTATTGTAGGCGCCCCCGTTGGTGTCGCTCAGCTCCATCTCGCCGCGGACGATCATCTTGCCGCCGATCTCGATCGGGCTGATCGTCAGATTGAGCACGTCCGTCGCCGGCGTGATCGACTCTGCCTTCGTCTGCCGCTCCTTCGCCGGCCGGGACGCAACGCAATCGTAGTAGACGAACCGACGGTTGCGCTTGTCGCCCTGAATCTGCCCCATCAGGGCGAAATGCTTCGGAATCGCGTTGGAAACCTCGATCAGCGCGCCGTTCTCGTCGATCTCCCAGCCGAGCATCTCGGCGAGGACTGCGTCCGGCACGTTCGCCATCTCCAGCTCGCCGGTGTAGCCGTTGTTCGCGGTGTACGAAAAGTACAGCGTATTGTCGGCGTAGAAGTTCGTCGAATCGCCGACAGCTGTCGGCGTCCATCGGACGGCGCCCGGAATCGGGACCGGCGTCTTCCACGCGGGCTGGCTCGGGTTCGAGTCGTCGAAAAAGGCGATGTGCACCTTCTCCAGCCCGAACGTCACTTTGTTCTGGCTCATCGTTCATCCCCCAATCAATTGAATTTCATATATGACCTGAAACAGCCGCTCGTCTTCGATGTACGTCTCGGTCTTCGAGTACGGCAGCCCGAGCTCCTTGAGCTTGCTCTGGACGGCAGCCTCCGCTGCCGGGTCTTTCCGGTCTGTATAAAGCTCGATCTGGATGTTAGACACTCCGACGTAATTGATATTGTCGGCCATCACGTCCGAGCTGTACGCTTCTCGGTACGTGATAAACGGCGGCTTCGGTGCCGGGTTCTGCGGCGTATCGACAAAATGAGAGTAGGCGACCGGATACCCGATCGCCTTCAACGCTTGATACAGTTCCGCCAGAGTCATCAATCACCCTCCGTTCCGGATGATCGCGCGGACACGGTTTTGGAACGCCTCAATTTCCCGGTCAGCTGTAGGCCTGATGTGCGGTCGCCCTTCGACACGACCGCCGCCGCGCTTCGCATGACCGAATTCGAGCAGATGAGCGAGCCACGGTTTCTTGCGGTTGTATACGACATAGCGGATTTCGCCGTCTCTGCCCTGCTTTTTCCGAGTCCAGCCTTTCGCGTATTCGCCAGTTCGGCGCGGCGACTTCGCGCGAATCTCTTTGACCAAACGTTGGCTCGTCTGGTCGGCCTCGCGCTCAATCGCTTCGGCCACATCCCGGGTGTATTCGCGCACGGCAAGGGTGATCTCGGCGGCGAGGTTGTCGATGTCGATGTTAGCCATTCCCGATCACCCTTTCGCAGGTCAGGCGGGTTTTCTCCCCGCGCGTTTCAGCACGGATGATGTGGTACACCACGTCACCGTGCCGCAGCCGGTCCTCTCCCTGGTACTCGAATGAGTAGATTTCGAACCGCTTCGTCGGCCGCAGTCCGCCAGCCGCAGCGTTGTAAAATTCCTCGGCCGAAACCGCGAGCTCGTTTGCGAACACCAGCCGCTCCGCGATAACCTCTTTCTGGTTGCCGATTTCATCCTCTTCGATGGTGACGGATTGCAGGTAAATGACTTGATTATGCCTCATCCATCATCGACCACCGTATACTCCTGCGAGAGCGTAAGGTGCGCCTTGAGCATGTCGTAGGACCGTTGAAAACGTTCCGCCTCCGGGTTGTCGTAGCCGAAGTGAGCCTTTGCATAGGTGACGATGGCCCGGCGAATCAACGGATCGTCATCGTTCAGACGGTCCGAATGCACCCCAGAGAGCTGCAGGTCGGCTTTGGCGGCGTCGATCAGGTCCTGCACTTCGGAGTCAAAGGCGCTGCTGGTGATACGCAGCGCCAGCTTCACGTCCTCCAACAGCGCCATGACTTACCCC